TAGACTAGCTGCTTAGCCATTTTTAGTCCCTGCAGTTAATGCTCATAGCTTAGTCTCATTGGCGTTTCTGTGTCAAATTATCCTAAATAAAGCTTGCTATTTCAGATTATGTGATTAAACTATTGATACATTTAAACTGTTAAAAGGTGGGTTATGATTGAGCTAAATGTACTAAATTCAGAAATGGATTCAATACCAAAAGAAGGTGATCTGCTTGTGATCCAAACCAAGAAAAGCAAAGACAAAAAGATGCTTTGCAGGGTGCGCCAAATAGTAAATGGCAATGAAGTGATTCTCCAGAAATCAACCAATAGTTTTTTCGTTTGGGATATGTATTTGTCTGGGCAAAGTTGGATTAGTCGTGTGTGGAACCTTGGCGGCGATATAACACTGACAACATCGGTCAACAACCTAAACCAGCTTTTAGATTACTAAATCTAGCAAAAAGGTGAAATATGAGCACATCTGTTGAAATATTTAGCTTTGAGCAGCCATTTGAAAGAGATCAAAAGCCGCATATATCAAGGATTGAGTTTGTTAGCGTAAAAGATGACTTAAGCATAAACTTCTATGACAGTTCGCTGATGGAAAAAGACGACTACTCAGTCATAGATATAGATGCAGACCAACTGATCAGCTTGAGGGATTGGATTGATTACCAGATAAACAAAAAGAAGCTAAGCAGCTTCATCAACCCCCAGCCACAATAAAATCCACAAGGCGCTGATCTTCAGGTGTCATTTTTCTGCCACCGATGACAGTGCCGTCTTTTGCAATTAACACCGTGTTTTCGGAACAAAGGCAGTTAATGCGCTGCCCCGGTGTCGCCTGATAAAGCGGCTCAACTTCTTCCACCTGAACGATTTTAAGATGCAACTTGGCATGACTTGGGCGCGTTGTCGGGGCCAGTGCGCTAATGAGCTGCACCCGCGAATCAAGCCCTAATCTGTCTCGTGCGTCCTTGGTCTGGTCGCGTCTTGTGTCGCGGTGCGCTTTGGCTAACTCTGTACGGGCAATAGTCTCGGCTCTATTCATATCGATATCAAACCTTTCAGCCAGTCGACGCTTTACCGCCTCAATGCCCCGACCTGCAGCCATTTCTTCGGATAGAGTTCTGGCCAAGTCGTTTGCAGTATCACCCGTAAAGCCTCGCATTTCCTCAAAAACACGGCTTGCAACGCGCCGGATTCGCTCCTGATAAGGCTGACTCAGCAAAATAGACTGCACCTGATACGGCTGCGCCAATCCTGCCGCCTCTGCCAGCACGTTCAAGCGCTCAGCGCCAGCAACGGTTGATTGCCTTACCACCTGCTCAGCCTCAAGCGCGAAAAACCATCTTACCCTTGGCTCAGGCGTGTCAGTGCCGTACCAGCGGTTGATAATCTCGTTGATGACCTTATAGGGGTCGGTGTCGTTCAGCTCGTACAGGTAAACGCGCCGATTCGTGATCACCGTCTCGACTATTTCCTTGCTTGTGCGCGGTATCGAGTCTGCATAGGCTTTAATCTCGCGCAAGGCTTCGCGCTGGCATTGGCGCATCCACGCGATTACCTTGCGGCGTGGGCCAGCCGTTAGAGTTGGATCTTCTTTGCTGTTAGCGGTTAGGCACATGGTTCATATTCCACCTGTTCAATGCTCAGATGGTAGCACAAAAGAAAAAGCCAGCGTTAGGCTGGCTGTGTTAGTTGCTTTAACCAATCCTGAAGCTGCCTAAGCTGTGGCGACCAGTAAGCGCTTTCTGCATAAGTGAAAAGTTTCGGGTAGTCGTGCTGCTTGCGCTTTATAAACTGCTCGGACGCGTCCAGCGTTAGGTGAGTGGAAACAACTTCATCAATTTCTTGCATGTAAACTTTTCTTAGTCCATCTGGCAGATCTGAGCAGTCAAATTCAAAATGCTCAAGGACTATTTGCTCTAAGTCAGAATCCTCATCCACATAATCCTCAAACTGCTCTCGCACCCAATCAGGATAATGCTCAGCTAAATGCTCTGCCAAATCTTCGTTATCCTGACCTTCTGACCACTCAACACCTTCAGGCCCGACTATTTCAAATAAATCGCTACTGTAATCTTCAGCAGTAACATATTTTCTTTTGCAGCGCACCTGATAGAACGGATGAGCAGTGCAGCGACTTGGTTGCTCATTCAGTTGTTTGGATAACTCAAGTATAAAATCTGGAATTTCTGCTTGCATAAAAATAGCTCCCGTTAGTTAATTGGAGCTATATCTCTATAGCGAAAGATTCTGGCGGAAACCAGAATATAGCAACCGCCAGATGATGTGTAAAGTTATTTATTCCACTGGGTTGGTATTTTCTGGATTGTCGCCCGTCTCGCCATCCTTAAACGGCTGTTCCACAATCTCAGCCAGAGGCAAATACATGGCCTTTTCGCGCATTTCGTCGATGCTGAAAGCGATTGATCCTGTTGCCTGCCACGTTTTGTAGTTGATGTCTGCCATCTTAGCGATATTCTCTAACCGCACTTGGTCGCTTGGCTCGCTCAGGTCTGTCCATTCGACAATCAAACCTCTGTCGTCAAAGTCGCGGCAAATCGTACCCAACCACTTCAGGTCAAGCTTAATTTCTTCGCTGAGATAGCCCTCGCGCCGACTCTGGGCCATTTCTTTGTCATGGCTGCTGTCCTTGTCGCCTGCAAGCTTGCCTGTCTGGTTGCCGATTAAGCCAGCCTGACTAATGCCAGAGCCTGCAGCTATTTCGCTAATGTCTGCGGCAAAGTAGTCTTTCAGGTCGGGCAAGTCTTGATTCAGCGTGGTTACGTCCATGCCGCCAAGATAAGGCACTGAATCAAAACTGGTGTTCATGTCGCCAATGGCGGTTAGCAAGGCTTCCATTTCTTCATCAGTTGGGGCCTGGCCTGCCGTTTCAGCCAAAGCCTTCAATATCGGACGGGCGGCACAAATACGCCAGGCGCCCTCACCACCGGCCCCGCGTTTTTTCTCCCAGTCGATCAAGGCATTAAACACAGGCTCGATTGCTGATTCGCCGTAAATTGTGCGCCCGATTGCGCCCTCGTTGCGGATAAGTACCCGGGTATAGTGGACAGTGAACGAGTCGCCGCCGTCACGCTGGTTAGGCTTGAATACGCCGCGATTGTTGTAGGTGTAATCAAGCGGCAAGCCGTAGCGTGGTGACTTCTGATTGCTGTCAATTGTGCCCGGGATAAGTTGACCCTCCCAAAATGGCATAAACTCCACAACATCATCCAGGTTGATGCTACCTGGCTCAAGCGGTGCGCTCAGTGGCTTATCATCCCGCACAAATGCAATCATGCCGCCGTAGTGACCAACGCGCTGCGTCCGGTCTGCGTCTTTGCACGAGCGCCAATATCCTGTTCGCTCGGCGAATTGCTTAAACTGCTCGCTTTCTTCTTCGGTCTTTGCATCTTTAATCATTGGATGCGTCAGCCAGCACAGGTTGACTGGCAAATTCACCACGGCACGAGCCAGACCAACCCGGTCATAAACGTGTTTGTAGTACCAAAAGTCCATCTGAAGCGGCCAGCCATATTCGCCATAGCTCTTGCTGTGCTTAGTGCCGAACAGGTGGGCACTCATACCTTGATTGTAGAATGGCAACCGTCGCATAACTGAGTTTAGCGCTAGCTGTTTTGTGGTTGGTCGATAATGGGGCTTGCTCATTGCAGATCCTGCTCAGATGATATGTTGGCAGTATAGGCGAATGAGTTTGTAAAAAAAAGCTGGCGTTAAACCAGCATTGATTTAAATATGTGAGCTATAACGTCAACAGTCCAGCCATTGATGAGCATCTTATATGCCTGGCTGTTGCTAACCGCCTTTGTATATCCAACTGGGACTGTTTGCAGCATTTCGCATTCAGCAACAGAGTATCTCCTTACCATTGGATTGCTGTGTATATCGATGCGCCCGGTTGTGGTTAGCGGTATTTCAGCGCCTTTCATTACGATCACATCCATCTGGCTATGATTGCCAGCTGCATTTGCCGTCCCGGTAAGGCATGATGATTTTAGGTTTGATTTTCTTGGTTTTTGAGGCTTATCTTTCTGATAAATATCATACTGATCAGCATCCAGACCAATGACTGAAGGCAGCAATATTCCTTTATCTTCTGGCTTCGTAATCAGCCAGTTTGCCCAATACTCTCTATCTCTGCTTTGCGCGCTAACTAGATCTGAATTAATTCGCACAGGCATAGAGATGGTTCCTGTGCCAGCATAAAGCCTCTCTGTGATAGCGTATAAATAATCTCCTTTCATCTTCACGTTTTCAAGCATGAATTTAACACCAGGATTAACGCTTCGTATGTGATTGAGAATATCCACGTAAACAAAAAACAAAGCACTACGAGGATCATCAAAAGCCAGTTGCTTTCCTGCAAAGCTAAAGCCCTGGCAGGGGCTGCCACCGATCAATAAATCAATACTGTCCCAATCAATATCCCATTCACGCCACTTTGTTACATCGCCCAGCTGCACAGTCTCTGGATAATTTGCCATTGTCACCTTGATGGCGTGTTTATCCACTTCGCTGGCGTAGTAGATTTCTGGCTTGATGCCTATGCGATTTAGTGCAATCTGGCCGCAACTCATGCCGTCAAATAAACTCAATACTTTCATAACTCACCTATATTTTTATTTATCGAGCAACGACTATAGCAATCAACAGCAAATCTGTAAATGAATATTTATCGCTGCCGCTTGTAGACCTTGATTGTGGGTTTATTGTTCTTAATCCGATGCTCAACGGCATAGCGCAAACTGTCGATAAAATGGTTAAAATCATCAACAGGCTTGTTCAATACTTTGCCTTCCTTGTCCTTATCCCAGCAGTAGTTGTTAAATTCAGTCATAAATTCCACCAAGTGCGAGTTCACTACGATTTCGTACTCAAGCAAAAAGTCTATCCCGGCATTAACCGAGTCTTTACCCTTCATTGCCCCGCGAATTTTTACGCCTTTTCCTGCTATGTAGTCGATGGATTTAGGCTCTGAGCTATCAGCCGTGGTTATGGTCTTGTGTGCCAGCATTTCTTTTATGCGATCAGCAATAGCCTGGTTGCTTAGTCCCTTCTCGTAAAAGCCGTCATACACATAAATAAGCTTATTCGCTTCATCCACATAAGACTGATTGAATGCGCTTGGGTCGTTTGTATAGCCAAAGTCCAGGCCCTGAACAACGTCCAGTCCTTCAACCTCTTCCGGCCTGATTAAGCGCTGCGTTACCCGGTTAAATACCAAGCCTTCAGCCGTACCCCAGTTACCCAAAGCATAAATATTGTAATAGCGCGGATTGGTCTTTTTCTTGTTTTCCATAACCATCTTGTACTCTGCATCAATAAACGCATTGTCCAAGTAGGTTGTTTTTAGTGTAAAAGTTCCCTCTATCGGATCATCAAAGAAAATCTTTTTAATCCAGTGCTGCTCGCTGATGGGGTTCAGTGTCAGAATTATTTGCTTCAGTGCGCCAGTGTTGCCCCGCAAACGTAAGTCCAACTGCTCAAAATCTTCCTGTGTCAGCTCTGTGGCTTCTTCGCACCAGATGGAAGTAACGCCCTCAATTGACTTCAGCTTTTCCACATCATCCAATCCGCTAAACATGATTTGCGCCCCTGTCGGGCGGTAGATGATGGTTTTGTCGGTCAGGTTGATGTCAAACTCTTTGACCAGGCCCCACTTGCTGATGATGTTGCGCATAAGCGTAAACACTGAGCGCTTTATGGTGCGGTCAACTTTACGGATGATCAGGAAGTTGTGCTTGACGTGGCTTTCTTTCAGCAGTCGGTACAAGATTTTACGTGCGACTATGTGCGATTTGCCGGAGCCTGCACCGCCCCAGCAAATTTGATAACGTGACTGATCGACAAATAGCGGAACGAAAGCCGGAGACTTTTCTTTAACGTATTTTCTGAACTCGGCAAGGTTTACCATTCATGCGAGCCATCATCTGCAACTTTGATTGTATGGTCTACGCGCTCAATAAACGCCCCGACAGTGCGCCCGATCAACTCCAGGTTGCGAACTTTGTCCGGCCACTTAATCTTTTTAAGTGTTGCTGTTATGTTTTCTTGATCATTGCCAAGCTGCGAAAGCTCCAGCACTTCCATTCCCGATAAATACTGCCGCCAAACTTTCGGCCATGCCCGTATCGGCTTTATGCTGCCATCATCGTTCAGAATGTCTAAAGCATCCATCTGATCAATTTCAACCAAACGATTAAGCACGTAGTCACGGTTTATGACTGCCTTCTCTGCAGCCAGTTCTCGCAACTCATTAACCCGCGCATCAACATGAGGACGCGCCCGAATCCGGCTTGCTGTCTCGTATCGAGTTTTGTCAGACATCTTGCCTTGATATACGCGCCTATGAGCCTCTTGAAGCGAGATTCCTTTACCGTCTTGATCAACGCCTGTCACAACCTCAACAGCAAACCTTTCCTCTTGCTCTGTGCATTTTCTTGCCATAATTTCGCCTCGTAGTTATGACTCAACTTTAACACAGGTTTTTATAATTCACATCAACTGCAAAATAAACCTTGATTAAATGACAGGTTATGTGTATTTTTAGTGGGTGTTTAATTAACTTTAAGGCAGTGATTTTATGGGTCATTACGACGATATTCGGGAAATGCGAGAGCAGCAAGCTGGCGACATCAAAACAGAAAACCTATGGTTGATGCAGGGCAATTGCCTAAATCGCATGAAGGAAATCCCAAGCGGATCAGTTGATATGATTTTGACTGATCCGCCTTATGGTACTACAGCTTGCAAGTGGGATTCACCAATACCTCTACATCCCATGTGGGAGCAATTAAAGCGAATCATTAAACCTAATGGCGTTATTGTGCTCATGGCGCAAACTCCATTTGATAAGGTGCTGGGAGCTTCAAATTTATCCATGCTTAAATATGAATGGATATGGGACAAGCCAGCGGCAACAGGTCACTTAAACGCGAAGAAAGCACCAATGAAGGCTCACGAAAACGCGCTTGTTTTTAGTGATGACGAGGCTGAGCATTGGAATATGATGGTTTTTTACGGGAAGCCTCCTCACTACATCCCGCAGATGACATCAGGCCACTCGCCAGTAAACTCATACACCAAAACAAAAGGTGACGGTGAATGCTACGGGAAAACATCTGTAGTCAGCGGCGGGGGTAGCACACAGAGATACCCAAGATCTATTCAGACATTCAGCAGCGATAAGCAAAAACAGGCTCTGCATCCAACGCAAAAGCCAGTAGCTCTAATGGAATACCTAATCAAAACCTACACCAACGAAGGCGAAACGGTTTTAGATTTTACGATGGGTAGCGGAACAACCGGAGTTGCATCGGTGAATCTTGGCTGCAAATTTATCGGGATTGAGTTAGATCAGAAATACTTTGATATTGCCAAGCAGCGCATTACAAGAAACTAAACCTCGCCCCGCTTAATCTGCTGCTGAAGCTTCTTCACTTCAAGTCGCTTTATGCGAAAGGAATAATAACGCTCAAGGACGAGCAGAATAACCGCGATATAAGACAGGGCTGACATGTAAGGAAAGCTCATAACCCCATTAACAACTGACTGCACCCATTCAGGCA